AACCATGTGTAAAGCGGATGTCTGTTCATCAGTTCTGTCTTGATGTCAACATCTGCACCGCAGCAATCCGGAATTACGTCTGTGAAGTTTGTTGCAAGCAGTTTCTGATCTACTGCAATCTCTTCTAATGCTTTCATTTCCATGATGTCCATGTTTTAACCTCCAAATCCGTCCGTAAAGGACACTTCATTGTGTTCAACTACAGGTTCAGTTCTCTCTGTAGACAGAGCAACGCCCAGTTTCTTGAATTTCTGAACGAACTCTGCTTCACTCTGCTCTTTTGCGCTGAGTTTCTGCTCAAGGTCTGCTTTTTCAGACTCAAGAGTCTTGATTCTCTCGTTCAGACCGTTGATGGCTTCCATAACGGTTGCAAGAGTAATCTCTTCTTCCTCAGATTCCTCTTCGGATTCTTCTTCAGAAGAAAGTTCTACCTCTTCCTCCTCGGAAACTTCTTCAGTTTCTTCAGATGCTTCAAGGTCTTTCTCTTCGGAAACCTCTTCAGTTTCCTCTTCCGTAACTTCTTCAGTTACTTCCAGTTCTTTCTCTTCTGTGAGCTTGTCGAGGATGTCATTTACCTTGTTAAGGTCTGCATCGTCACCCAGAAGAGACATTACTTTCTTGAAGTCCATGCTGTCTCCTTTCAATTGGATTCCCATTGAGTTGACGTTTCCTGCGTCACCTACAATCGCAAAGTCTCTGATGAAGATGGAATCAATCATTAAAAGACCGTAGTCCTCTGTTAATTCCTCATTTCGCTCAAAAGAAAACTCCGCAGATACACCCAAATCGTATTTGACTCTACGGAGTTCCTTTACGAGGAAGTTTTCCTCATCAAGATTCAGTTTTACATCGAGTCCTTTGCGACCACCGCCAATGTCTACCAGTTTGAAGTCATCCTTTGTCCATGATCCCAGTAAAATCGGGAAGGTGGCAAAGTTCATATGCCCCAGATTGATAGAGCCTTCATAATCATCTGGAAGAGCATCCAAGTATTTCTGTAATGTGCCCTTCATGATGTAGAAGTCTGGTGTTCCCTGTGCGGTGACTACCATGCCCTCGTCCAATAAACGTACATAATCGTCATTATCTGTCGAGAGCGTGATGATTTCGTCATACTCTTTCTTTTTTAGTTTTCGATGGATGGTTCGGACATCCCTTTCGTCTATGATGTTCATTCGACCACCTCCGCAAACCATACCTTCAGTTTCTTGATTCGACCCTGACACGGCTTGCATCGCTTCTCTTCGTACTTCGCTCCGTATGCGTCTAACGCAGCCTTACGCTCGTCAGAGTACGGAATCTCCTTTGTGGCGTTCAGTAACTCGCCCATAAACACTTCATCGTCTATGTACTCCTCGTACTTCTTGCCCGGATTAAGTACCATGACCTCGTGCTTAATGCCGTTTTTGGTCTTGTGGGGGAGATATAAGCGAACGGGTACGTCAAACGGATCAATCAGTTTGTAATACCTCATTTCTCCTCCTTCTTTTTTGTCTTCTTCTTCGGTTTTTCCTCTTTCTCTACATATTCCTTTGGTTCTCTGGCTTTTACACCCTTAGAGAAAGCGTACATCTCCTCAAAAGAATTGAAATGAATCTTTTCCATAATTAAGCCTCCACGCAAGTTGTGTCAGCAGGTTTGTCAACCTCAGTACGGGTGAACGTGATGACTGCATGGTCAACTGCTTTTGCCGGAATGACAATGTCATCATCGCCAACCTGACCACGAATGTCCTGATGATTCATCAGTGCAGTGTTTGCCGCAGCACCAACACCTGCGATAGCAGCATCATCAAAAGTAGCTGTATATGCACCTTTTGTAGTTACAACCACCTTATACTGATTTTTGAACATCTTATCTGCCATTGTTGATCTCCTTTCCTAAATTGCTAATTTATCTTTGGTGATGCCAGTATCTTCCGTCAGCAACGGCAGAATTTCTGTCATCGACTCTCTGTCTAAAGAACCTTTGAAGTCCTCTAGGAACTCCTTGTCGGTAACGGTTGTTACCTTGTCCAGTTTCAGCTTTCCATCCTCGCCACGGACAATGACATAGCACGGAACCTGTGCGAACGGAATCTGTCCACTCGCCTGTCTGGAAATACAGTAATAGTCATTAACGAGCCATAATTCCTTCTTTTTCATCCGATAACGGTTGATGAAGAAGTTCTCTACGTTAATAGCCACACGTTTTACATTCGTGCAGGCAGGTGTGCCGTCTGGGTTGAACTTTGTCAGCCCTAAATCCATGTTGTTGATGTTGTCAACGGATGCCAGTGCCATGTAGTCCTCAAATGTCACCGCATCCTTTCCGTTCACTTTTGCGATGGGTTTTGCCCTTTCCGCTGTGTCGAGGATTTCCCTCATGCTCTTTGTACTCATAGTGTCCTCCCTGTTATAGCGTCCTGATGTTGCCTTCCTTATCAAACAAAGATGTCTTTAACAACTCAGAACAATCTTCAATGAGTGCCTTTACTTCCGGTGTCTCCACCGCTTTATATGAATAAGACAAGGACTTGATGATGTCCGCAACTCTGCCACGGATCTCGTTCTCGTCCTGTGTCTGTACCATATCGTATTTATTGAATGCTACCTTTGTTACACCGATTCTCTTGGCGATAAGGTCACTAAACTGGATCGCATATTTCTCCCTTAACGGGATGACGGTGTTCAGCATAGCCGTGTCGATGATCTTCTCTACCGATACGTTGCCGTGCAACTCTCCAACTTCAAGAAGGGTCGGTGACATTCCAAGAATCTGTGCGATGATGGTCATGTCTACATCCAACCACTCAAGGAACTCTGTTGCCTTTGTCACTCTCGGAAGATGCGTAATGTCCTTATCGAATGCACCGCTGATAACCCCTACTGCGTCAGATGATGAGTTCTTTAAGTCATTCGCAATCCTTCGTGCTTCCTTCTTCGCATCGTCATATCGCTGTGTTACCATTCCCGGTGCGTTGTTTAAGACCTCTGTGGTGGAAATCTCGTTCCGCTCATCGGAAACAAAGCCGTCTTTTGTGTGGAGAAGGATTCTGCCCGGCCCATCATAGGTAATATCGTAGTTTAACCGCTCATATACCGATAAAATGAGGTTGATACGCTGTTTATCCCGTAAAAGGGGCGAATATCCGAACAATTCCGATGTATCGTTCCGCAAATTGGCAAATTCGGTCGCAGGGTCTAGCAAAATGTACCCGTTGTCCTTAAACCAAAAAACAATGTCATCATATGTCTGGAAATCGTTCCATTCGTTCCGTTCTATCTCGTTTTCTACCAGTGAACGGTCTTCCTTGATGAAATACGCCACAATTTCCTTAACACCGTCTACTTCGTTCGTTAAGGCACCGTAATATCCCTTCTTATACAGATAAAGGTTGCCGTCATACATCCGAATGCCACAACACCCATAGGCGATGGCATTCATGATGGCGTTTGATAAAACGGAGTAGTTCGTAGAATCCTGCTTATTCAGTTCGTCATACAGCCATGTGTTCAGACGCTCGTCCTGTTCGTCAAAGCCTGTGGTCATACCATTCGCAAAGATGTAGTTCGCCATTCTTGACAGAACATAGTCAATGCCCGGTAAGTTCTCCACCAACCAGTCAACGTCTCTTACTTTTGTTTTGGGATCGTCAACAGCCAACCCCGTACAGGTCTTGTCGCATCGGTTCATGTCATCCAAGACTTCCTGTATTCTCTCGTTATAATCCATAACTTACTCCGTCATGTAGTCTCTTGTTTCGTTGATGTACAACATAGCAGCATGGATAGACAGTAATACGGAATCTAATTCGTCCGGTGACCGACCAATGACAGCTTTCACGTCTGCTTTCGGCTTAATCTGTATCCTGCCGTTGGATTTCCGTTCCGAAGAAACGTAGGGAAGCGTGTCCTTGATCTTTTCATAGGCTTCTTCTGAGAATTTGACGCTCTGGGTCTCTATTAAGTCCTGCAAGTCCAGATGCAACTCCGCTCTTTTGTTCGCAGCGTTCACCGCAGCGTATTGTTTCGCCTTTACTCGTTCGGGTGTCGGTTTACTTGCAAAGTTTATCCCCTGCACGTTGATTCCCGAATTAGCCAGTCCTTCGACTAACCAAACACCAAAGCCTATGTCAACGCAACAAAAAAGACTGCCAGTTGCCCTGAACAGTCTACCTATCGTTGCGATGATGTCACTTGATGTAACACCGTCTATCCATTCTTTCTTTTCTATTGTTACTGTCTCATGTATGTAGAATCCGCCAGACCCTACACTACAGTGCGTTACTTCTATATTGTCCTTGCCTTTGTATGCCGCATCCACTCCTAAGAAGTGTAATCGGTTTCCAGTAGGCTCAGGTGCGGTCTTTACCTCTCCAAACATACCAGTACCACTCTGTGGCAACTCGCAAAGCAAATAACGGATACGGGTGTCAGCGTGTTGTGCGAACTCTGATTCTAGTACCTGCTTAGAAGTCCATCGTCTCTCCTCAACAGCCGTCCGTGAGTCCATCCACAAGATGAATGTCCTCTTATCTGGGTTCTCCTTCGTTAAGTGGTCATAGAAGTATCCCGGCTGATGTGGGTTGGAGATCATTGTCATCTTGTCCTTCTGACCATCCACATGCGAGAACTCTCGTCTACCTAACTCGGTGAAGTTCTCAGTCGGCACAAGCGCAGCCTCGTCTACCATGAAGTCAGCAGAACGTCCAACCGCCTTGTTATATGCCAAACCGCCAAACGATGCACCCAAAGTGATAGGACTTACAAAGCCACCGTTCTTTAAGGCGATGTTCTTCTTTGATAACGTCTGACCCAGTTTCTCTAATCGGTCAAGACCCTCTGTCAGCATCTCAGCCTTTAGGTCTTCACTGCACTCCCTTAATGCTCCAATCAGCTTGTCCATGATGATTCTCGTGGTGTCATCATTCGCACCTGCGATGTAGTTGCCTCGACCTCTGGCAGCGTTTATCATTGCCACCCTCGACAAAAGCCATGATTTGCCATACTGCGATGGCGTTACAATAACAATCTCGTCAAACTCGTCACTAAGGATCGCTCCTGCTATCAATGCCTGTGAATAGTAAAGGGTATTCCCAAACTCCTCAAACACCTTCGCCTGTCCTAGTAACGCCAACTCATCGGCTTTCTCCCTCGTTACCGTTATTCTCTTGTAATGTTCGGGTACTTGTCCTAGAATCCAAGGCTTTCCCTTGTACTCATCAGCACCCTTTAGTAAAGCCTTTAGTCTTTGCATGTCTCTCTCCGTTAAAGATTGGGTGATGGATTTGAACCACCGTCCTTCCACGATTATGTGGTTGCTCCTCCCTGACTGA